ATAGATATTTATTAGTCATAAAAAAAGACCCACTGTAAAGTGAGTCTTTAGTGTGACCGTAGTCACGATACCTAAGGTAGGTTCTTTTATTTGAAGGTTAGCTGATCTGCTACTTCAACAATTGTATCTGTACCAACACCAAATAATGCTTCTACTGCTACTGCAATAGATGCCGCTGAATGGTTGTTATGATCAAATACTAATGCCATACTTCCTGCTGTACCGGTTGCAACAAATGATGCAACTGCGCCAGTTCCGCTGACAATAAGTTCTACAATTTGGTTAGCTTCGCCTGCGGCATCGCCGTCTGCGGCTCTAAGGTCAACTGCTGTGTTACTTGTGTCGCTTGTTGAACGAACAGTTAGTTTATAAAAAGCTATGTCCATTCCGTGTGTTCTTACAGATCCAGTTACGTAGTTACCGAACCCGTTTGTTTTTGTTAATCCTGCCATGTCAAATGACTCCTTTTAAAAAAAAAGGGTAACAAATAAATGCTACCCCTTTTGTTGTGCTGTAACTAAATTATACTGCTATAACTAGTGTTTTAGCTGTGACTGTTGCTGCCGATACGTTTACTGAATCGTATGTACCTAACGCTCTGATCGCTGCCTGCAAAGTTGCTACAACAACATTGTTGCCTTCAACCATGAAAGTTTGCTCAGTGTTTGAGTTACCAAGTGGACCAGCCGCAATAATTGTTGCTGTGTCTTCGATTGCTCTCATTACTGCTTGCTGTACGCCTTGTGGTCCTGCTGAACCATTTGCCGCGTTAATGTAATCAACTGTAAACAATTGAATTGGGCTAGTTACGTTGTCAAATGCTCCTAGTGTTGCTGTTGGGTTAACTGATGCTACTCCTGCCATTTTATTTCTCCTATAATCTTAAATGGACACACTCATTACTCTATGAGTTTGTTATAAGTATTTAGCCGATTGCATAAAAACACCGACTTATCGGGTCTTTTTGGCTCTCTGTTGTAATACTCGTAAATGTTGCACATATGTTGGTCCAGCTTGTACTATATCGTCTATCATTTTAATAACAGGCAAGTACGCTTGTACCATAGTGTTTGGTATTGATCTACCTTGTGAAGCTAATTCTAAAAACTTACGTGCTTGTGCTAAGTTTTGTGTACCTACTAAGTATCTGTATAAACTAGCATCCTTTGCACTCATACCTAAGTCAGGCTTACTAACTGTAGGTTCATTATCTACAACTGCTGACGTTTCTAAGTTGTTGTCGGCAGCTAGTTTACTAAACTCGTCTATTAAATCACTAGTACGTAGTTTTGCTCTTGCCGCAATAAGCAATCTAGTAACTATCTTTTTCTTCTCTTGCATACTGGTGCTACTGTATTTTGCAAGTGCTCTTCTTATTGCTTTGTAGTCGCTGTTTGTTATGTTAAGATCGGCTTCTAGTTTAATTAGAAGTGTCATTACTCTATTAGGAACTGTGTTGTTACCAACGCTGTTCAAATATGCATCTAATACTTTAGTATTAATCTTAGTAGATGCTCTTGCACGTTTTGCCGCGTCTGGATCTTTAAGTTTCTCTTGTGCTGAATCAGGTCCTACAATAAAATAGATAAAGTTATGTAAGTCAGTACCGGTAACACTAAAGTTTAAATAATTACCTTGTGACTTCTTAGCATAACGTGCGGCCTGACTTGCATATGCCGGGTACTGGCGCATTACTTCAAGCATTAACACTGTAAGGTACATACGTTCAGTACAGTCAGTATATGTTAACGTCTTAATATTGCCGCCAACGCTAGTCATTCTTGCTTCTGCTATCTCTTTAACAAAGTCCATCATCTTACTTCTGCTCTATTTGCCGCACTAAACGTTGCTCTTGATGTGAACTTCATATCGCCTTTAGGGTGAGCTAGTACATAGCCTTCGCCGCCTGGTTGACCGTTAATGCTTTGTTTAACTTCGCCACCCTGGCCATCAAATTTATTAATAATATCGTCCTTGGTAGTCATAACTGCTGTTACCACAGTCCACATTGATGTGAACGCAACCTTGTGTTGGCCAATATATTGTAACACTTTCACTTTCATCTTATCCGAAACTTGTTTTCTGTTCTCTAACCAAGTTGCGAAGTCTCCACCTAGATCAATTAGTCCTGAGTCTACCTTGCTATTCATATATGTATATAGTAATTCAGGAAACCCTTTCATTTGCTGTGTGGCTAGTGTGTTCGCATTTAATAGTTCATCTACGCCTGCGGCATTGTTTTTAATTATTTGGGTAAGTTTGTCAATTGACGCTGTGTCAACATCAACAGGTGCTACTGTAGTTACACTAGGTACTACTAATAAATCCTTTTGATTATTAAACAAGTCAATGCTATTAAACGGACTTTCGTTGCCATCTGCATCTACTTCTCTATGTATTACAATGCCGGATGTACTTGCGCCAATGCGCTTACCTAGGGCACTGTCTACGTCTACTGCATACTCAACAATCTGTGGCTTAAAGATATAGTTCTTTTCTTTAATTACCGGTGTTGACTTATATAATAGATCGCCTTTGAAGAACCCTCTATAATCTGCTGGTGTTGCTTTTTCGTATACAGTAAACAGTCCTGATAACTCAGCGGCAAATGCTATGCGCTTTGGATCTTCGCGGTGCTTGCCGCCACTGCGACTAAGCATAATATCTTGTAGTTGTTCTGCACTCTTTGCTTTACCATCTGTTTTGACTGCCATGAATCCTGACTTGTCTGTGAATATAAACTCGCCTGCATCGTCGCGACCAAACACCATTGCAGGACTTCCGTCCCATTTAAGTGTTACTGCTTTATGGTCGTCTCCTGCCATACTGCGAAGTGCTTCAACTGCTCGCATTGCTCCTTTAGAGCCTTCCCAAAATACTAAGTCTTCTGCATGTTGGATACGTGCTTGCATTTCTTTAAGAGGTTGCTTTACTGGTTGTTTAAATTCAACAAATCTCATCTGCTCATCCTGTGTGCCATATCAATAATTTCGTTGCTACTCTCAGGTACTTCTTTGCCAGCCTTGGCCATTGTTTCTTTCCACGGAGCAATTAGTTCTTCGTAGTTTGGATCTTTCTTTAAGTATGCAAGCATACTTTCAACTGTGTGCGTGTCAGCTTCTTTAGCACCCTTGCCTAACAATAGTTCCGGAATACCTTTACTCCAGTCATTAGTAACTACTTGGTCACCATTGTTAGGATCAACAACACCTAACACAGGACTAAACTTGTAACCTCGACCTCTTGCTAAACTTGACAACAATATTGCCCTGTCCATTCCGCCAAACTGTTCTGTTCCTCCACGCTTGGCTCCGCGTTGGAAGTCAGGATTAAGTGAAAACATAAAGTCTGTTTGAACAAAGCCGTTCTTAGCATCGCCTTTGATAGGTGTGCGAAAGTGTACTTGGGCACCGGCTAGCTGAATCCAACCATCCTGCTTAGTACGGCCTTTGTTCATAATATCTGCATCAGCAATGCCTTGCTTCTTACACCACGCTGTAAGTGTAGCAATTAATTCTTGCTTGCTTACTTTGTTTTCGTCTGTGTTTAGATCCAAGTCACCTGAGCTATTCTTTTCAACTGACCCATCTGCATGTTCTTTTTTACCAGTAGTACCTAACCAATCTTCTTCGTCAAACACTAAGCCTGTAATCTTTTCAATAAACTGAATAGTAGGATGTACGTCTGGCGTAGCAATACGCTGAACCATTAGTTTTTTGTCTGGTTCAGTTTTAAATATGTTGCCGCCTTCTTTTAATACTTGCCCTGTAGACACTGCGCTTTCGTAAAAGCCTCTGTCATTTCTGTTTGCTTGGTTGTATTGTACTGCGCCACGCTTGGCATCTAACGGAGTTTGCTTCTTATCATTAGGTAACCAAGCACTCTTTGGTTGATTCCAGGTATACATAACGCCGGCGGCATCTTTATACTGTGCCGAGTTTGGAATCTTGCCAGGATTTATCTTATCTGATTTAAATTGTGCTTTCTTCTTTGGCGCACTTTTTGTCTTAACAGCTGATGCAGTTGATGCAGGACCTTTGCGTCCGGATTGCGTTTGTGCTTTATTAATTTGTTGCTGTGCAAATGTTCCGCGCATCCAGTCATCGGCTTTCTTAACCCAACTGTCGCCCTTTTTACTTTTGCCTGCTTCTAATAGATCATCTATTTTCATCGTTTACTCTCAATAATTTTATTAATTACTCTTTTAAACTTCTTAGGATCACCTGTCCTAATTGAATTGAGGAAACGTCTCTCAAGTTCATTAGCTGTAGCATCATCATACTGTTCATTAATTCTGTTTAACAGATTAATTGCACTCTCAATGATGTTGTTCGCAGACGACTCTATTAAATGGTCGTTACTCTTGGCCATTGATAAGTTATTA